TGGTTCAGGATTGACTCCAAACACAGGAGCTTCAAATGTAGGTGGCGGCGGATTTGGTGGCACAGGATCTATTGTCGGAGGAGGCACAGGTTCTACAGGTTCTACAGGTACAACAGGTTCTACAGGTACAAATAATCAAGTTGATACAGGCGATCTTGGTAGTGAGGCTGCAAACGATGCAGCAAATCAAGCGGCTACAGGTTCTACAGGTAGTACATCTTTAAACACCGGAGGATTTAAAGTTAAAAATCCAGTAACAGGACAAATGGTATATCCATCAGAAATAGCAGATGATTGGCAAAGACAAAATGCAATAGCTGTGGCTAAATATGATACAGAAGAAGAATTAAAAAGAGTTGGTACAGAACTGTATGGAATTTTAGGTGACACTACAACTATGGATAATTACCAACAAAGAGATGCTGAGTTTGAAGAAGCTTTTGGAAAATATGGTAAAAAATTTAGTGGAGATCCCAAAAAAGCTTTAGACTATATTAATAAATATCTAAACTACGATTTAAAAGGTGGTTTTGAAGAAAGATATGGGGATAGGAACGTTACATTTGGTTATGGTATTGGCTCTAATGTTTCAAAAGAAGATTATTTAGAAGATTTATTAAGTAATCAAAAATCATTTTTAGATCGTACTAATACACCAGAATTTCAAGAGCTTTTAAGAGAAGCTAACAATATGTATTTTGGCGCTCCTGTTGATACTGGAGATTTAGGAAGTGAAGCAGCTAATGATGCAGCCAATCAAGCAGCAACACCTGATGATGGTTTTGAAGATCAATCAAAAGATTTTGGAGCTGATGCCAATGATGGTTTTGAAGATCAATCATACACAGATGATCAAGGTAATAAACGTATTTCTAAAGATTTATATGATGAAGCTAAATTAGCATTCTTCAAAGAAAAAGGAAAAGTTCCTCAAGATGCAACAAGTGTAGATCAATATGCAGGTAGAACTTACGCAGCAAGAGATGAAAATTTAACTCGATCATTTAACGATCATTTAAGAGAAAAATATGGAACTGCTTCAACACTTTCACCAAATGCAAAAACTGCTTATACACAAGTGGGTGGTGGTGGAGACTTTTCACAAATTACGTCATTACCTGAAACTTCAAACGTTGCACAAACAATTCAAACTGAAACTAATGATCAAAATATTTTACAAAAGGCAAATGAATTTGCAACTAAACATGGTAAGACTATTACAGCCGCGTCTTACTTATTAGATGCTGTAGCACCTGGAACAGGTAAAATAATTAGAACAGCTCAAACATTAAACAAAGGTTATAATATTGTGAAAGGAGCAAAGGATGCAGCTACGAATGAAACATTAAATAATCCGCAAACAACTCAACCTCAAAATGACGATTTGTTTAATCAAGGAAGTGCATCATTACAATTTAATAAAGGTGGCAGAGTAAACAAAGCAGTAGGTGGATCACTTGATCCAGCAGCTAGACAAAAACAATCGCAATTAGATTTTTTAGCAAGACAACCAGGTGCGCAACCCGCACAACCACAACCACCAACAGCTAACCCTGCTCCACAACAACCCGCAGTTAATCCTCAACAACCTGCAGTTAATCCCCAACCACCAACTCAAGCTCCATCTCCTTTTGATATGTCCAAATATCAGGGTGGTACATTTACAGGTGGTATAGAAGACTCAAGAAATATTGCTCTTAATCAATTAGCAGGTCTAGGAGTTGATACTAGTAAGTATTCAAAAATGACGGCAACAGATACAAGTGGACCAAAATTTCAAGGTCTTTCAATGAATGAAATTTTTGCAATGGATGAAAACACAGCCAAAGAGACACTTGGTTTTGATCCAGCTGTTGAAGGTTCAAATGCTGAGTTTGAAGAATTTTTAAGAGTTAATGATCCAGGTCCTCAAATGATTGGACCAGGTGGTCCTGCAGGAATGAAAACTGAATTCATGAATCAAGATGAACTTTCACAGATTTTAAACAGAGCGATTCCAAGTTATATGCAATATGCTCAAGAAATTGGTGAAGACTATACTCTAGACGAAATGTTAGCGATGAGTGATGATGAGCTTGCAATGATAGAGGATAGATATAATAAGAAAATGGGTTATGGTCAGTCTAGACCGACTAGTAATATTAATACAGGAAGTACAGATAAATCACAGGTACAAGAAACCATGGAACAGTATAAAAATATTCAAAACCAAGGTACAGGAATTGGTTTAGGTTCTCAATATGCAACAGGTGGCAGAGTAGAACTTAAATATGGTAGTGATCGTTACGGACAATCTAAAAAAGTTAAAAGTTCTATGAATGTAGATTATAATGATCCATTTAAAAAATTAATGAGTAATGATTCAGGTAGATTTATAAAATCTACGTCAAGCTTAGCAAGGTATGCTAAAAATTTAGATAAATTAAAAAATAGTAAACAATCAAAAGCTGCATTAAGAAAAAGTCTTTTAGTGCAAAATGAAAAAACTAGAAAAGACGCTTTAAAAAAATTAGCTTTATTAAAGAAATTATATTCTGGTGGTAAGAGTGTATAAGCCAAGTCAAAGTCATCAAAAGTTTTTAGATATTATTACAGAGAAAAATCGTAAAGGTTTTGCAATAGGTGGTGGTAATTTTTATGGCACTAATCTCGGTACTCGTGAAGGGTTTTCTAAATATCAAGGTGCGAGAGGAAAAGCTAGGGAAAAAGGAACTACTATAAATAATTTATTTGAGAAAGATCCTACTTTAAAAAATAACATAAAAAAAGAATACGCAAAAGGATCTGGTGCAGATAGAATTATAAGAGATTTAAATTTAAAAGATAAAATTAGTCCTAAAGCTCTTCAAGATTATATTGTTGAACAATTAAATACCGGTAAATTTAAAATTAGAAAAGCAAATAAAACACCGGATACTGTTAAACAACCAGGAAAAGAATCTAGAAAATTTATGGACTACATAGAAAATATAATAGATCAAAACCCTGGTAAAAAAAATATGTTTCAAAATCTAGAAGCTTCGGATGTAATTAAAAATTCAGGTGCAGATATTAATACAGCTAATGCAACTAGAATTTTAAGTAAGATATATAATTTAGCAACTAAAGGAGCTAGACTTGAAAAGTTTTATCCAAACATAGAGAAAAGAGCAGTTGAATTAATAAACAGTGGAATGGGTACTCCAGACATAACAAACACTTTAATAGAAGAAGGTTTAATTAACAGACAAATAACTAAAGATAATAAAACTAGTTATAGAGCTACAAAAAATTATTTTCAAAGATTAATTGATAGTAATAAAACAAAAGTTAAAAAACTAACTGCACAACCTGGAGATATAGTAGATGTAACTACAAGAAATTATAGAGATACTGCAATTAAAAATTTACTAGATAATCAATCTTCACCTATTACCGCTAATAGAATTTCTACAATTATTAGTGAAGAACTTGGAGAATCAGTATCTCCTCAATATGTTAACTCTTTTTTTAAAAGAAATAATATAGATATTGATAAATATATTCAAACATCTGCTGAAAGAATTTTCCCTGAAGTAAAAGCATTAGATAAAATAGTTAAAAAAAATATAAAATATTTAACAGATCCAAATATTACTTTTGTTGATAAAGGAGACTTTTTAAATGATGAGTACATAAAAGTTATGGGAAAAAACAAAGGACAAACCGTAACTGCCAACGAAGCTGGACTGAGACTTAAAAAATTATTATCACTCTACGCTGGAACAGATCAAAGATATAATCCAGGTCTATATAATAAAATAAAACCTTTAAAAAATTATACAAATTCTGGTATACAAAAAAATTTAATAGGCCTTGCTTCTAATTTATCTAGATCTTCAAATGTTGATGTAGCAAGAATGCTTGGTCTGCCAAAAAAAGATATTGAACTTCTACAAAATCTACAAAAAGCGACATCTCAATTAGGAGATTTTAAACTAGCGGGAGATCATACGGACATAAAAGCTATAATGAGTGATTTTCCTAATTACAAAAAAAATTTTATGAGAATTCAATATGTATCCAATGATTTAAATACTTTAAAATCTACTTATGATAAAAAAATAATAGCGTTATACAATTCTGCAAAAGCAGGAGCGGCTCCAAAAACAATAATACCTAAATTAGAAGAAATACAAAATGATTTTAAAACTAAAACTGGATATGACATAGGAGGATTTTCATTTAAGAAAAACGGTAAAATAGCAATCGATCCTCAAACAGTAGCTATTAATGAATACAGATATCCAATAAATGATAATATTATAAAAACTATGGGTAACATAGAAGCCTATGAAAATAAAAAATATAAAAATCCTTTAGATCAAGAAGTAATAAGCGCTCAAGGTAGCCCAAATAAATTAAACGCTATTTATGAAAAATACAAAGGTAATTTAAAAGTTATTGATAATAGTAAATATGTAAAAGCATTAGATAATGTTCCAAAGTTAAAAGGATTTAAAAATGCACTTTTGTATGGAGGAGCAGGTACAGCTGCAATACTTACTACAGCTGCTAATGCAGATACAATCAATGAGTTTTCTCCAGAAAAAGAAGAAGGGTTTACAACAGGACAAAAACTTGCAGGTGCAGGAGCGACGGCAGGAATAGCTTATAAATATGGTAAGCCGATTCTAAAAACAGCAGCTAAAATTTTTAAACCATTTGGTTTTCCATCTGTAGCTACAGGACTTGCAGCCAAAGAATTATTAAGTGATGATCCCAATCTTGGTATAGCTGGAGCCGAGTTGCTTGCACCAGAACTTGTTAAACAAGCAGGTGTAAGAGGTTTACTAGCTAATCCTTATCAATTAGCTGAAAAAGCTGCAAAGTTTGGAAAAATAGGAAGAGGTGTTGCATCTCTTGCAAGAATACCATCGTTGATGACACCAGTAGGTCTTACGTTAATGGGAGTTGAAGGTGTAAGAATGGCTAAAAGAGAACAAGATAGAATTAATAAAATGAGACGTGAGGAACCGGAAAAGTATAAGGAGTATATTGATGAGTTAGACTCTTATGGAGAGTTTTCAGCGTAATGACTAAATATCCAAAAGTACACTTATTACCCCCTAAATCCGGACCTCAACCACAAGGCTTGAATTTAAAATATAACAATGTTAAAACAGTTCGATTGGAGAAAATAAATGGCAGAAATAGACAAAGCGCTACCAAACGTAGATGAGACTATAGAAGTAACTCAAGATGAAATGGTTCAAGAAATATCTGAACCAGAAAATGCAGATTTTCCTACAGAAGTATCTGAAGTAGTTGAAAACGAAGATGGATCAGTAGATATTAATTACGGTGATGAACAAAACTTACCGCCCCCAACAGACCATAACGCAAACTTAGCAGACTATTTAGATGAAACAGAGTCTGGTAAATTAAGTGCTGAGTTAATTGAAAACTATAAAGATTATAAAACATCAAGAAAAGATTGGGAACATACATACACAACTGGACTTGATTTATTAGGATTTAAATATGAAAAAAAATCAGAACCATTTCAAGGTGCCTCGGGCGCGACTCATCCGGTTTTGGCTGAAGCTGTTACACAGTTTCAGGCTCTCGCTTATAAAGAGTTACTCCCGGCTACTGGACCAGTAAGAACACAAATTTTAGGAATTAATACTCCAGAAAAAGTTCAACAAGCGAACCGTGTAAAAGAATTTATGAATTTTCAAATCATGGATCAAATGAGGGAATACGAACCTGAGTTTGATTCTATGTTATTTCATCTTCCACTAGCTGGATCAACTTTTAAAAAAGTTTACTATGATGATTTATTAGGACGAGCTGTTTCTAAGTTTGTCCCTGCTGACGATTTAGTGGTTCCATATTCTGCTACCTCATTAGAAGATGCGGAATCTATCGTTCACGTAATTAAAATCACAGAAAATGATTTGAGAAAGCAACAGGTTATGGGTTTCTACAAAGATGTAGAAATACCTCTACCTGGTCAAGGAAAAGAAAGCGAAATTGAAAAAAAAGAACATGAATTAGAAGGTGTAAAGAAAACTGGAAGAAACGAAGACTTACATACTCTTTTAGAATTTCATGTTGATTTAGATTTAGATGGTTTTGAGGATGTTGGACAAGATGGTGAGCCAACAGGAATTAAACTACCTTATGTTATAACTATTGATGAAGACTCACAAGAAATACTATCTATTAGAAGAAACTACATACAAGATGACCCATTAAAAAAGAAAATAAATTATTTTGTACACTTTAAATTTTTACCAGGACTAGGTTTTTATGGTTTTGGTTTGATTCACATGATTGGTGGATTATCAAGAACAGCAACAGCTGCCTTACGATCTTTGTTAGATGCAGGAACGTTATCAAACTTACCTGCAGGATTTAAACAAAGAGGAATAAGAATTAGAGATGATGCACAATCAATTCAACCAGGAGAATTTAGAGATGTAGATGCGCCAGGCGGAAGTATAAGAGATGCTTTTATGATGCTTCCATACAAAGAGCCTTCACAAACTCTACTACAGCTTATGGGTGTCGTAGTTAGTGCAGGACAAAGATTTGCTTCAATAGCAGACCTGCAAGTAGGAGATGGGAATCAGCAAGCCGCGGTGGGTACGACAGTTGCGTTGCTTGAAAGAGGAAGCAGAACGATGTCTGCAATTCACAAAAGAATTTACTCTGCATTAAAAGAAGAATTTAAATTACTTTCAGGAGTTTTTAAAACATACTTACCCCAAGAATATCCTTACGACGTTGTCGGTGGTCAAAGAACTGTTAAACAAATGGACTTTGACGATAGGATAGATATATTGCCAGTTGCTGACCCGAATATTTTCTCACAATCACAGCGAATATCTTTAGCGCAAACAGAGTTACAGCTGGCAATGTCCAACCCTCAAATTCACAACACATACAATGTTTATAGAAACATGTATGAAGCTTTAGGTGTAAAAGATGTAGATTCAATATTAGTACGTCCTCAACCACCGGCGCCAAAAGACCCTGCACTAGAACATATTGATGCAATGGGACAAAAACCTTTTCAAGCATTTCCTGGACAGGACCATAGAGCACACATTACAGCTCATATGAATTTTATGGCAACTAATATTGCCAGAAACAATCCAATGATTATGGCTAGTCTTGAAAAAAACATTTTTGAACACATTTCATTGATGGCTCAAGAGCAAGTTGAGATGGAAATGGCACAAGACATACAACAAATCCAACAAATACAACAACAAGCTCAACAAAATCCACAGATGGCACAAAATCCTCAGCTTCAACAACAGTTAAAACAGTTTTCAGATAAGTTTGAAGCAAGAAAAGCTGTATTGATTGCTGAAATGACTGAAGAATTTATGAAAGAAGAAAAAGATATTACTTCTCAGTTTGATAATGATCCTCTTGCTAAGCTAAAAGCTAGAGAATTAGACTTAAGAGCCGCTGAAAACCAAAGAAGAAAAGAATATGACTCTAAAAGAATTGAATTAGATCGTATGAAAGCGGTTATGAACCAACAAAACCAAGACAATAAGTTAGAACAGAATGAAGAATTAGCTGAAATGAGAGCTGAGACATCTATTGAGAAAACTTTATTGCAAAATGCACTTAAAAAAGATACATAATAATTAAAATAGGAGACTTATGATCAAAACCCAATCTAAACACGTAGATTTTAAAAAATTTACTAACAAAGACGGTCTTTTGAAAGGCGGAGTACCTGTTGAGATGTCAAAACCAAACGAATCTCAAACTGACAGAGTACAAGGTCAAAAAAGAATGTTAAAAAACAAAAGATCAACTGTAACTTGGTACTAACATGTGGTTTTCGGCATTAAAATTAGCCGTATCTGCTGGAAGTAAAATTTATGCTAATAAGCAGAAGGCAAAAGTTGCAATGTCTGATGCACAACTGCTACATGCAGAGCGTCAAGCTCGAGGTGAGGAAGCTTACCAAGGAAAATTGCTAGAAGCAAGACAATCAGATTATAAGGACGAGGCGGTTCTTGTAATTCTCACGTTGCCCATATTGGTCCTTGCATATGGAGTCTTTTCAGACGACGCACAGGCGATGGACAAGATAAAAATCTTCTTCGAGCATTTCCAATCGCTCCCGACATGGTTTACAAATTTATGGATCCTTGTCGTGGCGAGTATTTATGGTATAAAGGGAACACAAATATTTAAAAACGGAGGAAAAAAATAATGAGAACTGATTATCAACCAAAACCTAGAGTAAAACCTAGACCCGACCATGAAAAAGCAAATGGTAAGGTTTATTCAGGTAAAGATAAAAGTATGATCGCATTAAAGAAAAAAGGTGAGATCAAAAAAAATACTCAAAAGGGCTAGTATAAATGTCAAAAGACAAAAAAAAGAAAAAAATACCTGAAGGTAAAAAGGGTAAAGGAATTAGAAAATTAAAAAAAGTAGCACCAAAAGTTGCAAAACGAATGGGTTACAAAAAAGGGATGAGAGCTTGTGGCTAAGCTTTGTGCAAAAGGAAAAGCTGCAGCCAAGCGTAAATTCAAAGTTTATCCCTCGGCATATGCTAACATGTACGGTTCAGCCGTATGTTCTGGTAAAGTAAAACCAGGCGGTAAAAAGAAAAAAACTAAAAAAAGAAAATAATGGCCGAAACCGGTTTAAGAAAATGGGTTAAAGAAAAATGGGTGGACATTGGAGCACCGAAGAAGAACGGGAAATATCAACCTTGCGGGAGAAGCAAAGGCTCAAAGAGGAAATATCCAAAATGCGTCCCACTTGCAAAAGCCACACGGATGACAAAAGGGCAAAAGGCGAGTGCTGTCAAACGAAAACGAGCAGCTGGAAATCCGGGCGGTAAACCAACTAATGTTAAAACATTTGTAAAGAAAAAATAATGGCTATTAGAAAAACAACAAAAGGACCAGGAGCTAATTACAGACCCACTAAATCGGGTGCGGGCATGACTGCTAAAGGTGTAAAAGCTTATAGAGCAGCAAACCCTGGATCAAAATTAAAAACTGCAGTAACAGGGAAAGTTAAGAAAGGATCAAAGGCAGCTAAACGTAGAAAGTCATATTGTGCGAGATCACTCGGACAACTTAAACGATCTTCTGCTAAAACTAGAAATGATCCAAATTCTAGAATTAGACAAGCCAGAAGACGTTGGAAATGTTAGATAGATTAATATATAAATTTTGTGGTTTTTTAGATGATGCAGTTTCTTTTGTAGAAACTTATGTTATCAAAATGACAGAGTGGTGTTGGTATACAAGAGTAAAAATTTTAAAGAAAAGGAGAAAGAAATGAAAAGAGCAATATTAGAAGCACTTGAAGCAAGATATAATGCACAGATAGCTGAAGCTGATGCAACAATTAAAATATATTTAGAAAATTCTGTAGGTATTGGTGAGCACCCACAACACATTGATGAAGTGGATAAACTAATTACTAAAATAGCAGAAGCAAATGAAAAATTAAACGAATTACAGGCATTTAAAATATGATTGATCCAATAACAATTGTTTACAAAATTCAACGAATGTTGAAAGAGGGAATCAACCAAATCCAAGAAACTTATACATCTGGATCGGTTGACAATATGGAAAAATACAAGTATCTACTTGGTAAAGCACATGCTTTACAAATAATACAACAGGAAATCTCTAACCTGCTAGAAGAAAAGGAGCAAAAAAATGAGCAAGGAAACGTTATCGACTTCGGAAAACCCGAAGATAAAGATGGCTCTTGAAGAAAAATATAAAGAGCAAGACAAAGAAGAAAAGTTAAAAAGAGTTGACGAAACAAACGTTGACAAAGTACTAGACAACTTACCAGAACCTTCTGGTTGGAGACTTTTAGTTTTACCTTTTACACCAAAAGAAAAAACTAGAGGTGGTTTAATATTTTCACAAGAATCTTTAGACAAAGCAAGAATCGCAACTAACTGCGGTTATGTTTTAAAAATAGGACCAGACGCATATAAGGATAAAGAAAAATTTCCTGAAGGTCCTTGGTGTAAGAAAAAAGATTGGGTGATTTTTGCAAGGTACGCTGGATCACGATTACCAATAGAAGGCGGAGAAGTCCGTATTCTTAACGACGACGAAGTTTTGGGTACCGTTGCTGACCCAGAATTTATGTTGCACTACATTTAATTTCATAGGAGGAAACTATGCCAATAGACAACGAAGAAAAAAAAGATATTCCTATGGTAGACATTGATACATCAGGACCTGATGTAGATATTGATGTACCATCGGAAAAAGAAGAAGTAAAAAAAGAAGAAGAAGTAAAAGTTGAACAGGAAGAAACTGTTGAACAAGTAAAAGAAACATCTGCAGAAGGTGAAGAGAAAGATGAAGAATTAGAAAGTTATAGTAAGAAAGTCAAAAGAAGAATTGATAAACTTACTGGAAAAATAAGAGAAGCTGAACGACAAAAAGAAGAAGCTTTAGTTTATGCACAATCAGTAAAAGCAACTTCAGATAGTCTTAAGAAAAAATACTCTCAACTAGAAACAAGTGGTTTAAAAGATAGAGAAGAAAAAATTCAATCTAATCTTAAAGCTACTTATGCAACATTAGCAGCCGCAAGAGAAGCTGGAGATTTGGAAGCTGAAGTTAATGCTCAAAAAGAAATTGCTAGACTTGGTTATGAAGAAGCAAGATTAGAAGAGCAAAAAAGTTCGACTTCTAGAGCTGAACTTATGGAAAGACCTGTAAACATTACACCGTCTAGAAAACCCGAACAAACTAGAACACCTGATCCAAAAGCACAGGATTGGGCTCAAAAAAACAGTTGGTTTGGTAAAGATAGTGCAATGACTTATACTGCTTTTGATATCCACAAAAAACTAGTGGATGAAGAAGATTTTGACCCTGAAAGTGATGATTATTACGCAGAGGTTGATAAAAGAATAAGACTTGAATTCCCTCACAAATTTGATACAAACGAGGAAAGGGAAACGACTAGACCTGTACGAACGGTAGCTTCGGCTAGACGTTCTGTCAAACCTGGTCGCAAAACTGTGTCTCTCACACCTTCACAGGTAGCAATTGCTAAAAAATTAGGTGTGCCACTGGAAGAATATGCGAAACAGTTAAAAATCACGAAGGAGGTATAGCATATGAAAAAAGAAGAAGATAAAAAGACCACCCGTGCAAGCCAGTCTAGGGCTAAGGAAAAAAGACCTACGACTTGGGCTCCCCCATCATCTTTAGATGCACCCGCTGCGCCAAAGGGTTTCAAACATAGATGGCTAAGGACAGAAGTTTTAGGGTTTGACGACACTAAAAACATGTCTGGTAAATTAAGATCAGGTTACGAATTGGTGAGAGCTGATTCATATCCAGATGAAATTTATCCCACTATGAAGGAAGGAAAATACGCAGGAGTAATCGGAGTTGGTGGCCTTGTGTTGGCAAGGATACCGGAAGAGATCGCACAATCTCGAACTGAGTACTTTAAAAAGCAAACTCAGGAGAGAAACGAAGCAATTGAACACGATCTTATGAGGGAACAACATCCTAGTATGCCGATCAATAGTGATCGACAAACGCGTGTAACTTTTGGTGGTTCGAAGAAACGTTAATTTTTTAACAATTCCTACCCGCTAAATTAAAATAAACCGTGCTGGAGGTCCTTCGGGACAGGCACATAAAGGAGAAACAACTATGGCTAATAGCTCAACTACAGGCTTTGGTTTAAGAATGATCGAAAGATTAGGTAATACACCTTCAATCGGCGGTCAATCTGAATACTTAGTCGAGTCAGGTTTAGGAGTAGGTCTTTATAAAGGTAACCCTGTTTCACTGCAAGATGCAGGTGGAGCAGAAGGCTTTTTACAAGATACTAGTTTCGCAACTACAGACGACACAGGTAATGGTGGCGCTGCTTACGATAATGGGGCTGACTCATTATTAGTAGGTGTTTTCAACGGAATTTTTTACGTTGATAGCTCAACAGCAAAACCAAGATTTGTAAATTCTGTAGACGCAGGAACAATCTTTGGAACTGACTATAATACTGGAAGCAGCAACGGAACTGCATTCGTGAATGACGATCCAATTCAAGAATACATGATCAAAACGGACGCTGCATGTCCAACAAGTAACAACGGAAAAAGCTTCAACGTAACATCGTTTACAGCTACTGACAACAAAGACGGTCAATCGACTGTACTTTTAAATGTTGCCGGTGGTTCAGCTACAACTAAAATGTGGAAAGTTGTCAGAGTCGGCCAAGACCCTGAAAACAAAGACATTACAGCAGCTGGTGTGAACATGGTTGTTGTAGTTAATTCTGCAAGTAACTTGTACATTAACTAAGCTTAGGAATAGGAGATAAAATACTATGGCTATATCACGATCACAACTAGTTAAAGAACTAGAGCCAGGTCTGAATGCACTATTCGGCTTGGAATACAAAAACTACGAGAACGAACATGCTGAGATTTTCGATACTGAATCATCTGACAGAGCTTTTGAAGAAGAAGTAATGTTATCTGGTTTCGGTAATGCGCAAGTTAAAGCTGAAGGTCAAGGTGTATCATTTGATGATGCTCAAGAGACTTTCACTTCTCGTTACACACATGAAACAATCGCTTTAGCGTTTTCAATTACTGAAGAAGCAATTGAAGATAACTTGTATGACAGACTTGCGTCTAGATATACAAAAGCATTAGCTAGATCTATGGCTAATACTAAACAAGTTAAAGCGGCTAACGTCCTAAACAATGGTTTCGATGGAAACTTTGCAGGTGGTGACGGAGTATCACTTTTCGGTAACAATAACGTGGGAGCGATTGTAAATCACCCTACATTAGCCGGAACGTTCTCTAACCAATTGCAAACTCCTGCTGACCTTAACGAAACATCATTAGAGCAATCTCTAATTGATATTTCTGCTTTCACTGATGAAAGAGGTCTAAAAATCGCTGCTAGAGGAATGAAAATGATCATTCACCCTAACCAGCAGTTTACAGCAGAGAGACTAATGGAATCAAAAGGTAGAACGGGAACAGCAGATAACGATATCAATGCAATCGTATCTAGAGGAATGGTACCTCAAGGTTATGTAATCAACCATTACTTAACTGATACAGATGCGTTCTATATCAAAACTGACGTACCTAATGGTATGAAAATGTTTAACAGATCACCTATCAAAACTTCTATGGAAGGCGACTTTGATACTGGTAATGTTAGATACAAAGCAAGAGAAAGATACTCTTTTGGATTCTCAGATCCAAGAGGTATGTATGCTTCTGCAGGTAACTAATAGTTAAATTTTTGAGGGGCGTTAATCGCCCCTCATCGAATAAGGAACTCAAATGGGAATATACAAAGCTTTAAAAAAAAGAAGTGAAGACCCTAATTGGAGACCAAGAAATAAAGAAAGAATGTTACAAAGAATAGAAGAAGGTATTAAAAGAAATCAAAGATTATTGGAAAATAATCCTAAACCTGCTAAAGTAGATTTAATAAACGAAAAAATAAGTTTTTTAACAACTAAAAAAGAAGAGATATCAAATTATTAATAAATGAAAAAATTCAAAGTAAATATCTGGGCGTATAATCATCACGCTAAATTTACAGTAGAATCACAAGATTCCCCGACTGACCTTGAACAATCAATCCTTGACAAGCTAGGAGATAATAGTATAGTTTGGGAAAATCTTGGAGTTAGTTATGACGACAAGATAAATAGAATAACTTATGAGGAAGTTATAGATGATACAAGACCTATACAAAGCAAAAAGGTCCTTGGAGTTGAAGTGGGAACAGGAGCATCTGGATAATAACAGATACACTCTTGAGATGGTTAGAATTGACGATAAAGTCAAAGAAATCATCACAAAAATCAAGCTTGAAGAAGCACAGATTGCCCATAGACAGAACAACGTTGAAGGTTCTGCTCCAGAAGTTTCAGTAGCTACTTAATCAAAAGCTACATCGTTGGAAAAAATCCACTCCGCACTACAGGATCTCTTGCACTCTATTAAAAACTGTTGTATAAAAACCACACTATATATTTTTTAAAAAAATACAGACGCGTATAGTCGACGGCCTAAAGACTGTATTTATTAATTAGGAGGATAAAATTATGGCAAGAACTACATTTTCAGGACCAATCGTAGCTGGTAAAGAAGAAACAACTACATCAAAAGGCTCTGACGGAGAAATCAAATTACTTAACAAAACTAATGGAAAATTAGTTTCTTTAAAAGCATCAACAGCAGCAGCTGCTGACGTAACTTTTACATTACCAGCTTTAGATGGTACTGCAGGTCAAGCGGTTGTTACTAACGGAGCAGGAGTTTTAAGTTTCGGAGACATCGACCCTGAAGATCCAGTTGTAACATTACCATCTGCAGCAGCGATTGACGTAGATTATTCAACAGGAAGTCAGTTTGCGGTTACACTAGCAGACAACGCAACTTTTTCATTTTCTAACTTTCCAACAGGTGGAAATTTAGTTATCACAATAACTCAAGATGGAACAGGTGGACGTACAGGTGCGTTTACTGGTTGTATTTTCCCAGGTGGTTTCCCAGCACTATCATTAGCAGCGAACGATATTGATGTCGTAACTGTTTATAATGATGGAACTAGTTTATTAGCAAACATTGGTAAAGATTATCAATAATCTTAAACAATAATTAACTAATAAATTAAGGAGAGTAAAATTATGATAGAGAAAAAAATACAATTCGGAATAAGAAACGTAGGACAAAACCTTTGGTTACCGAATACAAAAGAAGTGTTTGGAGCAGAAAGTGATCCTTTAGAAGCTTGGTTTAGAGCAGACGTTATCTCTTCCTTAATAACAGCTGGAAGCAGTGTTACGACTTGGAATAATTTAGTTGATAATACTAAATTTTCTATGCAATCAGATGGTGGAGCCGATACTCCAACTACTGGTGGTAGTATAAATGGTGTGCCTGCCCTACAATTTACAAACCCTCAAAGGCTAGCAGCAGCTCAAGATAATATTGCAAAACCAAGTAATGGTAATCTTACTGTTGTTACTTGTGTTGACATAGGAGAAGTAAATCAAAGTGCTGATTCTATATTTTGTGCTATAGACGCTAGTGGAAACGATTTTAAAATAGAAGCTGATAGCACTACTGAGTATCTTGGAAAATATGCTCAAAGTGGTTTAGGAGGTGGCTTTACTTTTTCAGGAGGACCTTTTTCAGGGCCGCATATACTTACGATTGATCTTGATTTTCCGGGTTCAACTGTAAGAGCTAGAATAGATGGAACTGAGGTTGGTACTAGCTCAGGTTATAACAATCAATTAGGAAGAAGAATAGCGTTAAAACTTATGTCTCAACCTGTTGGTAATAGACAATTAGCTGGTCAAATGGCTGAGTTTGTTATGGCATGTTTTGAAGATAATGGTTATACAGATTCTGAAACATATATTGAAAAATGTGAAGGTTACTTAGCATATAAATATGGGTTACAAAGTCAACTACCTGGATTACATCCATACAAAACACAACCGCCAAGAGAATAGGAGAACATATGTCAGGAAGCGCAACATCAGATCAAACAACCTTAACCTTCGATACAGTCGGAGCAGATACGTTAGGTAAAACAGGTAGAGCTAGAATTACTTCTATTCAAGGAAAAGGAATAGCAAACTCTACAATAGTTTTTTACAATTCTGCAAATGCAGCAGCACCAGGAGCAGCTATAGCTACTTATAATTATGGTGAAGAAGGTTTAGAAGTATATATTCCAGGTTCTGGTATTTTATTTAAAGAAGGAATTGTTTATAATTTAACTGGAGCAAGCGGAAGCGTTACTATAACTATTACGGGAGCGTAAGCTCATGGCTAATACTACTTCGGGAACAACGACCTTTGAAAAAGGTTTTTCTATCGATGATATAGTTCACGAAGCGTATGAGCGAATAAATATGACTGGTGTTACCGGTCAGCAATTAAGTTCTGCTCGAAGATCATTAAACATAATGTTTCAAGAATGGTCTAATAGAGGTCTTCACTATTGGGAAATAAAAAACAATAACTTAACTTTAGTGCAAGGTCAGAATTTATATACTATGTATAGATCACCTGAAGATGGTACTTCAGACGCTAACGCTATTTATGGAGTTGATGATATTTTAGAAGCTTCTTATAGAAACCAACAAAATATAGATTTTCCATTAACTAAAATAAATAGATCGATCTATCAATCTTTTGCAGATAAATCACAGCAAGGTTCACCCACACAATTTTTTGTTCAAAGATTTATTGACAGAATAACAATAACTTTATTCTTAACTCCAGGTGCAACTGAAGCTGGTAATAGTATTAACTATTATTATGCTTCAAGAATTCAAGATGCTGGAGCTTATACTAATGATGCAGATGTACCTTATAGATTTGTACCTTGTATGGTAGCAGGACTTTCTTATTATTTAGCACTTAAATTTCAACCAGCTGCGGTTCAAAATTTAAAAATGTTATATGAAGATGAACTACAAAGAGCGTTACAAAACGATGGATCTTCTTCTAGTTTATTTGTAACACCGAGAACTTATTTTCCGGAGATTTAATACATGACTAATTTATCAAAAGGCAGACACGCATTAGCAATCTCTGATCGATCAGGAATGCAGTTTCCTTATAATGAAATGGTTAGAGAATGGAATGGAGCATTTGTTCATATATCAGAATATGAACCTA